TCCTGTTACGTCTTTGATAACAAAATCAGATATTGTATATTCTGCGTTCGCTGTATTCTGAAAGCCGATTGTCCCTGTTGTTGTTTGATCCACACTAAAGACATATTGATTCTCACCTGCAATTACCGTATAAGTAAATGGGTCGCCTATTATGGCACCTCCACCTGATACTCTAGGTATTAATACTGGAGCCTGACCACTTGTTAAGACTGCGGTAAAATATGCTACATAATATTCACCTGTAACGTACGGTATTTCGTCTGCTGACGCAACTATTTGATTACCTGTTCCTGTAGAATAAATGGCGTGAAATCCATCTGCGCTTATACCATCAAGAGTATCATATGGCGCTCCTACTAAATTAATGAATGCACTACTATGCAAATCCGCCCCTGTCTTACTATCCTCCTTACTCAAACTCCACTCGCCAACCAACCCTTTACTTGTAGTTCCAGCACTAAAATTAGCATAGGCTAGATATACTCCTATGCCTGCTATTAAGGTTATCACCGCTAAACTTATTGCTATTTTTGAAAGTTTTTTCATATATATTTGATTAATTATTCACATGATGTTGTTGAGCATGTTTGAACTCCGTCTAAAAAACTGCAATATGTGAAGCCAGCTCCGTCATTATCTTCATACTTTAAGCAAGCACCAACATTAGCATTGTCAGTTGAAAAAGTAGCTGTAGAAGTTGCGGCAGTATCTGTAAGTCTTAATATTTCATTAGCACCAGCTATTAAACTAAGTATATCATCACCTGCTCTTCCAATACCTGTATTAGTATCTGCCTGAAATGACATTACAGGATTAGTGGCAGAAGGTGATTCGTTCAATAAAGCCCAACTGTTATTATCAGCGTCTCTCATACTAGCGCTATCTATATATATTCTATTAGTTCCTCCGCCAATTTGTAATGCTAAAGTATCATCACTTAATTCATAAAAACCAGTATCGCCATCTCCGAAAGCTAAGCCTTCCGCCAAAGAACCAGTACCACCATTTACATGCAATGATGATTTAGGACTTGTTGTCCCTATACCTACGTCCCCAGTGGACGTTAAAATCCCGTCAACATCTACTCTTGAAGTATCGACACCACCAGCGCCGTCCGATTCAGTATAAACCTTTAATGGACTAACTCCGTCAATTGTGAAACTAAATGACTCCTCTGTGCCGTCCACTGCGTCAGAACTTACATTCATATAGGTATGAGTAACTGCTCCTGAATCTTCTTCAAATTTAAAGCCTCCCAAGTTAGTCAATTCACCACCTACTTCAATTTGTGAATTTGAGTTTACTTTAAACATATTCACGAAAGAAGAAGCTGAATCTGCACCTGTTAAAAAAACGTCATTTGGTAATTGTACTCTGCCAGCTGTGGTTGTGGCTGTGTCTACGCTTGGCCCTATAAGTCTAAGAAGTTCTGTTGATGAAGCTATTAATGAGAGTTGGTCTATAGCATTTGAGCCTATACCCATACTTGTATTACTTCTTCTTGGCAAAACCGTTGGATTAATAGCACTAGCTGTTTCGTCTAGTAATCCACCACCTGCTGTGTCATTTGATGATATTGCATTGCCTGTAATAAACCAATCTCTAGTCCCTGCATTAGCGTAACCTAATCCGCCGCCAGAAGAATCTAAATAAAGACCTCTATCAGTATCACCAGTAAAAGAATAAGAAGGTGTTGCGGCTGAACCATCTCCTGCTCTAACAATCGTGGATGAAGCTACTGCCTCAATGACTACATTGCTAATAGTTACTGAACCATCTGTATTAATGAATAAGGATGAAGTTGCTGTTAAGGTTGTTCCGCCTGAAGCGTAATAAGGAACTTGTCCTGTTGTTCCTGTACCTACAGTTCCAGAACCGCTACCACCGCTACCAGTATTATTATTAATTCTAGCCATTACTAAGCTTGTAGTAAATATTCCTATAATTACTAACATTGCCAAGAGTGAGGACTTTTTTATTCTTTTAAACATATATTTTATATCTTAAAATTAGTAACCCTCTACAAAAGTAACAACCTTGCTTCCGGAAGTACTGATACCATTAATAGCCTTAAATGATAAATTCTCACTCAACATTTCATAGGCTCCACCACTAGCATTTAATCTGATGCCTTTATTCAAAACCGCGTCATCGCCAAATGTAATATAAACAACCTCGTCTGAATCGTTGGTAAGTACTAAATATTTTCTTGCTGCATTAGAGGCTACAATTTCAGTTGTTGTAGTTCCAACCGAAGCACTGCTAGTAGTTTCTTCTTCAATTAAATTAATTTCACCACCGAGCATTTCTTCTTGAAAAATACTTTTTGCTTCTTTCTCGCTAAGCTCCATTGTTATTGCTGAGGTTATGCTAACGACAGCCAAGAAAGCTATCACAATGAACGAAATTTTAGAGATAAACTTTTTCATAGTTTTTATAATAAGTTAATAAAGATAGGCTAGTGCATTATTTATTTAATGCACTAAGTATCTTTATTAATTACGGTACGTTGGAATCTATTGTACATGTTACATCTGTATCTATCTTTCTCTGACAACTCATTTCTGCAAGATTTCCACCAGTAATAACTGCGTCCCCATCTGTAGCTTCTAACAAAGTGATACCAGTGCCTGCAGCTACAGTTGTAGTTGCTACACCAGCTACGGCTTCATTATAAATAGCGAATAAAATTGTATCTCCGCTATTAGGAATAAGTGAGGTCATTGTAGAAGTAGCCATCAAGGTTAATGTAACGCTCCCGGTTGGAGTCATTTCATAGCCAGAATAGGTTATCATATCAGTCTCTAGCATTGTTGTTGCTTCAGCAGAAGAAGTAGCCAGTAAAGCACCGCCCTCTGTAACTCTTTCAAATGTTGAAGCTCCGGTAACAGTCAAAGTGCTTGAAAATGTACCAGTTGAAGAAGTTATAGCCCCTTCAATGTTGCCATCTGCATCAATAATAGTAGTACCATCAACGCTAATTCCTTCAGCGAAATCTTCCATTCTAGTATGGAATAATCCACCAACTAACTCTTCGCCACCACAACCCTTTGCCTCAATAAAATCGCCCTCTACATTTACGCTGCCTCCGCTAAAAGCGTTAGCAAAGCCCCCCATCATGAAGGCAATAGATAAGCATAGAAGACCGATTAATAAAGATTTTGCATTTTCTTTGTATTTCATAGTATCAAAAGAAGGGAGGAAATAATCCCCCCCTCTGGATTAATTAGTAACCATCTGAACGAGTTTGAACATCCACCAATTGCTTTGAGCCTTCTGCGAAAGTCTTCAAGCCGTAAAGTGTCCATGTCACAAAATCTTTTCCGATATAACCATCTCTGTCCTTGATTCTTAAATTAGGATATTTCTGAATAACAAGGTCAACAGGTTTGTTCTGTCCAAATAATTGATGTTGTATTTGTTTTGTTGTTGTCCAGATATCTGCCTCTGCTGATAGAGTTTCTGAAACTGCTACATAACTTTTGCTTTCTGCCTTCAAAGTCATGTAAGTAGCTCCGTCTGTAGCCACGATACTCTTCAATAAGATTTGATTAGCTGCAGATACTGCAACAAATCCTGCGTCAGTCGCAGAAGCAACAGAAGTTCCTGGAGTATTAACTGCAGAAACTAATTGATTCAAAGTATTTTCAGCATCTGAACAAATATGGATAGTACCAGCAACTGTACCTAGAGTAGCTTTGAAATTAAAGGCTACCGCATTGATAGTGATTGTGTCTGCTTCTGTTGGATTAGTAGCAAACTCTAATCTTCCACTCCAGCCTGTGTTGTTTGAAAGATATAACTCAAATCCTGCATATGTACCAACCTTGCCATCAACGCCAACTTTATCACCTAAATTAGAATCTTTACCTTGTAAGAATTCCCATAAAGTCTGATAAAATTCCGGGGAGATAATAGCCCATCTGTTTTGCAATGCAATATTCTGTGATGTTAACTTCTTATTAGCAATACCAAAAACCTTAAAGATATTACTAGTTGAGGCTGCAAAGCCAATACCGTCACCAGATGTTCCTGTTCCTGCGATTTCATAGTTTCCTACAACGCTATTAGCCTGGTCGTATTCGCCTAAGATATCACCATCAATCTTGTCGCCTATAACATCTGCAGCATCGTCTGCATATTCATTAGCAGTCTTATAATTAGACTGGATTTCATCAACTTCCTTAACATAAAAAGAAGTTTCTGGTTCAACATTAATAGTCAGACTTTCATTAGTGTCTGTAATGTCTTGTCGGGTATAACTACCTTCGCTTCCCATGGTATTGTAAGTCATATCAGAACGGTAAGGTCGGTTTACAACGTCTCCGTTTTCAAGGAGCTTCTGCTCTTCCATGCTAGAAATCATCTTAAAAACTTTTGACTTGTAATACTTCCGTTGCATTCTACGACTCCAATATTCCGGGAAACTCGCATCTAAATTATTTGCCATTAGAGTGTTTAACTCCACAATAATGACAATATCATTATTATGAAGTAATTAGTTAATCTTTTTACCCTTACGTCGAATAACAGTATTAGAAGGACTTTGTTTTTCTAGCTGTTCAGAGCGTTTGTCAAATTCTTCATCTGACATATCTTGCCAATCTTCACCAGTCAACTCGTCATTAGGGACATCAACGTCAACTGACTTTCGTTTTTGGCCACCCTCAACAGTTTTTCTCTTTTGTTTTTCTCCCAGCATTCCAGTTAAAACATTTCCATAAAGAAGTGCTAGTTCATCAAGTGGCATATTAACATACTTTTTTTTGTATGATAATTCCTTTAGGAAATCTTTAGCTTCTTTGATTTTAGCATTGCCGGCCTCTGCATTTATCTCCTGCAGTATTGGCATTGCACCAGAACTAAATTCATCATTGAAGGCTTTTTCTTCCGTCATTATCCTTTGAGTTTTCTCAAATTCCTCAATCTTCTTAGATACATTAGGATCAATTGAACCGCTATATTTCTTGATAATATTAGCAAGTCCCATAACAACATCTTTGTCCAATCCACTTTCGCTAGTGAATTTTTCAATGTCCTCCTGCATCTCGTCCGGAGTGGAATTTGATATTTTACCCTCAAGGTCTTCAATGGTTTTCTTCATTCCGGTTATCTCTTCTTCATAGGTATTTTTTGTATCTTCCCATTTATCCTTCTCTTTTTTGTATTTTTTGTAAGGTAGGTGAGGAGTTCTGAACGGACTTACTTCTCCATCCTCTTCTTCTTCCTCATCCTCTTCTGATTCTTCTGATTCGTCTTCTGATTCTTTGTCTTCGGATTCTTCCTCTGACTTTTCATCTTCTGACTCTTCTTCGGATTTATCCTCGGATTCTTTATCTTCGGATTCTTCCTCTGACTTTTCATCTTCTGACTCTTCTTCGGATTTATCCTCGGATTCTTTATCTTCGGATTTGGGTTTCAAATCAACACCCTCTTCTGATAACTTATCAAACTCTTCGTCTGTTAGGTCATCGATATTCTTTTTTTCATCTGGCATACTCTTTTAACGATTTTAGTGCCTTGACTGGCAATTAATTTATTATAAGCGTAATTAATATCCGCAAATCGATTTTTACACCTTTACTGGTGATATTATTTCTTATATAATTACTATATAAAAATTAACTTAACTACTATGTCCTCTAAAAAATGTTTTACTTGTAAAGAAACTCTATCTATTAATAATTTTCCTTTTGTTTATTCAGGAGAATATAAATCTCATCGTAGAGATTGTTTCGATTGTCATCGACTAAAATGTCGCAAACAAATCAAAAAATATTATAATACCTCTATTAGTAAAGAAAAGAAGAAAAATCAATATTTAAAAGACAAATTTTCTGGCAAAACAAGTGCAAGAATGAAAGCACTTTATGCAGTAAGAATTGGAAAAATTATTCCACCAAAATCTGGCTTATGTGAAATTTGCAATAATAACAAATTTACTTCAAAACATCATTACAAAGGCTATGATAATCCTTTAGATGTGCAATTTTTATGCCGTCTATGTCATAACAAGTTACATTTTTCAAAGAACAACGACTGACAGTATATTAAATTTATCCATTTTGGCCTCTGAGAGGATTAGCCTGGTCAATATTGACATTCTTGCCTTTTGTATCTCCAACGTTTGTCATGCCCTTCCCAGTATATCCAGTTGAGCCACCGCCACGGGTTGTTGGAGTTCTTCCGGTCTCCATTTTTGCTTCGCTACCAAAAGCTTTTGAAGCAACTTCCTCGCTTTTTGATTGGCGAGTGTATTTGGTTTCTAATTTCATAGTTTTGCTTATTAGTTTATTTTTCGTCTTTCTCTTCTTCCTCTTCTTCTACTGTGGTTTCTGTCTTTTTTACTTCTCCGCCTACTTTCTTAGCATAATCTTTACCATGTAGTTCTTCGTTATAGGCTCTTAGGACTTTTTCTTCTTCCTCTTCTTCTACTGTGGTTTCTGTCTTTTTTACTTCTCCGCCTACTTTCTTAGCATAATCTTTAGCTAATTTCTCATAATTTTTACCATGTAGTTTTTCGTTATAGGCTCTAACGAAATCACCTTCAGCAGTGAAGACTGATGCTTCTTTGATTTTCTTTGACATAAAATTTAATTTAATTATTTAATATCCTTCTTTTAGGACTTTTTCTTTTAATATTTTTAGTTCTGTTCTCATATAACGCAATTCTAATTCACGTGTACCTTTGTAAAACTCATCTTCACAAGCACTTAACTCTACTGCAAACTGCTCTCTTAGTTCTTTAATCTTCGCAGTCTTTTCTGGTATTGGGTTTAGTTTAAGTCTGCCGTGTTCCTTTCCCAACTCTGCTGTCAATTGCCCCTCGATACTATTCTCATCTATAAACTTTTTCTCCTTAGCTATTTGTTTTTTGACTTCCTTCTCCTTTTTCTTTTTTAGCTTGTTGAACATATTTCTTCTTAAAAGCAAACTTGAAAAAACACTTAGTCACCACCCACAATCTCTTATGAAATGGTATCTTGTTTATTATAATCTGCTTATCTGTTATATCTTCCCCATTTCTTTTGTATGTAATACTCATAACTTTTCCTTAACTAGTCTTGCAATTTCCTTGCTATTCTTTTCAGCATCTTCAAACGTACTAATCAAAGTCCGAAACATTATTTTCTTCTCAAACAATAACTTACCTTTATCATTCATTAACTCTATGTCGGTGGACAATTGAATGTCTATTGACTCTACTAATGTTTTAGCATTTTCCAATAACTCTTTAATAGCAAAGTTATTTTTCAACTTAGATAACTCCTCATTTAGCTTAGCTTGACTCTCCCAATCTTTAAGTGTATCCCTATCTTCTTTGCCGGTGAACTCTTCACGTAGCTTTTTAATGTTTTCTATTGTGTTCATATATTCGGACTTAATCCCTCGCTAATATTCTGACTCCTTTGTGCAGTTTCTTGTGGATTACCAGTTGAGCTAGGAGTTGGGGCTGGCACTTTAAAGCCTCCCGGAGCTTGACCTTCTTGACCCGGTGCTGGCAATCCTTCATTTATTATTGCATTCTTTTCCATGTTCTCATAAGCAATGGTCAAATGTGCCATAGCAAAGTCCATCATAATCCTATACTTCTCATCATCCTTTTCGTTATCTAATTTATCAATAGCAAAGTCTACAATCTTTTGAACAAAGCCAGTTGTTGCACCCTTGTTCAATTTAGGTATCTTGCCTCTCAAAATATCTTGTATTGACTGTGCAGCCTCACTCATCAATTCTGCGTTACCTTTATTCTGATTGTCCAATGCTGTTTTTATTTCCTCGTCAGAGAAATCTGCTCCCTTCAAAATAGACTCAGTTAACCAATTAGTATTTAGCTTTTGCATTAATACTGGATTAGCAGCAATAGCACCTACCGCTGCAGCTTGCTTTTGTTTTTTAATCTCATCTAATTGTATTTCGTCAGCACCACCGCTTACACTAATATCAAATTTTGTAATATCTCGCTTTTTAAGTTCCTCCCACTCAACTCCTTTGTCGCCAATAATCTTAATAGCATATGGCTCGGTTAAATTATCTTTAAGGCCTGTGGTAAATCGTTTGCCTAATTGTGCCCAGGCTTCTTTGTAAGCTTTGTTATAAGTTCCTAATCTATCCGCCACTTGTTGTAAGTCGCCATAGTAAACACCAACTTTTGTATCTTTGTCGCTTGCACCTTGAGCCGAAGCTGTGATGCCAGACTTTGTTCCCATTAAGTTATCTAAGAACTCCATCATATTAACTGTAATCGTTGTATTGTCGGGTGTTTCAAATGTATGAATCGCCGAACTAATACTCTTGCCCATACCATCAACACCAACTAATCCATCCGGTCTCCATGACAATTCTTTTGGATTTGTAAACATGCTACGGTCATAAGCTCTCTGCCCCCAATTACGTTTCTGTATATTATCCATTGCCTGATTAAATATAACCTTCATGCTGTCTGCTATTGGGTAAATATCATCAACTGGGGCTTTGCTTACAAAGTTGTAAGGGTCTTCATGAGTTGCCCAACTAACATATGGAGCTTGCTCATCACTTATAATTTCCTTTAACTCACATGCTTTCACGCAATACTTTGTATCTTTATCAAAGAATAAATAATACTTTTTACCTTTGTGTGTTAGATAATGTTCATTGAGATTATAAATAGGCTCACCAACATAATTATTATATACCGGGTCAAGTCCCATTGCTCTATAGCGATTATATCTTTCTGTGTTTTCTGTTTTAGCGTCCTTGGTTTCTCTACTCTCATCACTAAATCTATTCACTAATCTAATCACTGCCCCCCTATCATAAAAACCTTCCTTAGCACCGGCCAACAATTCACTTCTGGTCTTAAATATATTTTCTTCACCTTGAAACAAATGATTATCTAACTTAGCTCCTCCTTGTGGCTCAAATATGAAGTCGTACATATCTTTGAACTCTAAATGAGATTGAAAACCGTCAATGTTGTCGCTGTAATACTTATAAATGCCTCTTCCTTGAAATATTGCTAACATCTTAACCTGGCGGTCAATAAATTCCCACATACCCAAATCGTCTGACTTTTCTCTATCCCATACTGCTTGTATCTTTAATGCAGCCTTGTAATCTTCCTCACTGCCCTCTTTGAAGTTAATAACCGGAGCGTCGTCAATCTTAGATTTTAAAGTGTCAACAAAGCCACCTAAAATAGGAATAGGTACATTAAATCTATTCTTCAATTGCCTAGCAACTTTATTGGCATACATATCTTCAGTCTTCTGGAACTTATTAAAAATAGGCTTCTTGTATTTATTACAAACATCAATTTGCTTAATAGCAGTGTCAACTAATTTTTTGATTAACTCTTTGTCTGTTATCATATTATTTTAACTAAACATTCTTAGGCAAGAAATTTCTACTAAACTTTTTAGTACTCTTCTTCTTTTTATTTTTCTTTCTTTGTTTTTTTATTGCTCTAACCAATTCATTATTGCCTTTTCTAACTGCTTTTATATTTGAGTTAAGCCTCTTGTCAACTTTCTTTTTGGCTCTTACAATTAATTCTGAACCAACATAACCAGCTCCGACTACCGCACCAATTCCTGCTGCACTTGTCTTACCGCCTAGCTTAAAAGATTTAGTTGCAGCGGATTTAGCTCCACCTACTACAGACTTTGCTTTCGGTACTACTTTTCTTGCTTTTTTGACACCAGACTTAGCACCCTTTGTTGCTTTGTCGCCATACTTAGAACTCATCTCCTTCAACCATTTAATTTGTTTTTTGGCAGTATATGCTGGTTTATTAAAATCAAGAGCTTTAGGCCTTATTCCTTTACCCAACTTTCCCATCATTTTCTTTTGTGCTGGCTTTGTTAGCTTGTTAATAAATTTTAAGTCTTTGGCTATTCCACTTGCAAATGACATATGTTTAAATTAATAGTTAACCGCAATATTCACTGCCCGATTCAAAGTCGGGTTGTTTGTATGCTTTTCGTTCTATGTTCCTGTAAGAGTCTAATCCATATCTTATAGCATCCATAGCATGATTGAATATATCTTCCGGGACATTTAATATCTTACCATCCCTATCAGTCTTCCAAATATAATTCCTATACTCCTTGATTATGCTAACACTTCTTTTTGTAACGCTTATCTTTTGGTCTTGAACAAATTGTATGCCCTGATTAACACTTCCCTGTCCTTTCTTGCAAGGCAGTATGTTAACTCCATAGGACATTATCTCATCAATAGATTTAGGTTCTGCACTATCTGCTATTACCAACTTTTCTTTTTCCTCTAAGTTTAATATAACATCTGCTATTTGTTTATTGCTCAATCCTTTCTGGTGAATCCTCTCGTCTATTATGAAACCATCATTGTATTTATATATATCAACTAATGAGCTCGGGTCGTTACTATAACCAAAGTCTAAACCTCTTCGTTCGAGTCTAGCTTCATGTGGTATGTCGTCAATGATTTTCCAATTTTTATATATCTTTCCTTCCACTTCACCTAATTGGCCTAGCCCATAGACTAGCCACCAATTTTTATTATCTTTATGTTGCTCTATACTCTTAACAATATTATTATCTAATGCCTCATTGTCTTTATAGGTAAGTATTAAATGCTCAACGTCATCTCTAACTCCTAACACTTTATCATAAAACCAAAATTCAATAGCCGGGTTCCAATCTAAAAATATAAAATCTTTAGTTCTAACCTCTAACTGGTCAAACGTTTCATATGATATATTATTAACTTCATTTACAAATAATCTATCACGTCTTGGGCCTCTTACCTTTCCTGGTTGGTCTGCTGAAAAGAATTCTATCTTACTACCAGTCTCAAAAGTATATATACAATCAGATCTATTCCACGCATCGTCCTTGTAGTAATTATGGGCTTGCATTATCGTAATGAAATCTCTTATTGCTCCCTTCTTTAAATGCGGTAATGTTTCAGATACTATGCTAGATATTTTAGGCTTACTATCTGTTTGTGATAAATGAATAAATAATAATATAATACTTATTGTCTTTGACGCAGAAGTTCCTCCCTGCACTGCTCTAATTCTTTTCTTTAACTTCGCTATCTTCCTCGTCGCTGTTGTCGATTGAAATAATGCCATTTAGTATTGGTATTGGTTTATCACCGCTTGTAATATCTTTTCTATCAACTATCCCCTTAAGACAAACAGGCAAAGCAATATCTTTAACTCCTCGTCTATCTGATTCTTTTATTGTTCCTAAGTGACCGTAAACTTTACTTGCTGCCAACTCTTCTAATGTAATTCTTTTTACGCTCTCTTTATATATTCTCAACTCTTCTTCTAGTTTTTTTCTACCACTATTTTTATTACCCTTTAAGTTAGGATTACCGCCCGGCCTAGCCATATAATTTTATAATTAAATAATTAAATATTTACCTAATATTAGCTAATAAACGAAGCAATAATGGGATATCAGCCCTAATATAACTAATAATGAAATGATTATTACTACACATAATGTATTTACTAAAATATCTAGCCAGGGATCCATATTATTTGCATTGCCTACCTAATCCTTCAAGGAACTCTTCTATATCATTTTCATTATATGTTTTCTTGTATGTGCTAAAATTCTTTTTCTTCAAAGAGTTGTTTAGTTTAGATATTTCTTTTGTGTAGTCTTGCATTTAATTTACTCAACTCCCAACTTTTAAAGTTCTAAAAAAAGTTAAGAGTATTATGAAAGATAGTATCCCCATTCTTCGTGTAAAAAATGAGAGTTGAATAAATTAGATATTTCCTTAACCCCCGATTTTTAAATCGGGAGCAAAAACAATCAATTATATACTTACCTCAAAAATAGAGGGTCAAGAAAACATGTTGTAGATATCGGATTCGAACCGATAACCTGGACGTTATGAGCGTCCCGAGCTACCATTGCTCTAATCTGCTAGGTTGGCTAATAACTTCCGTGTTTCAATAATTCCGCCCAGCTTTTAGTCGCTGAATGTAACAGAGATTAATGCTCACCTGAAAATTAGCCTACTATAATTATACACTATTTTTAAATCATTGTAAACTAACCATTTACATTTTTTGATTTAATGTATAATTAAGTTATTGAAATACAACCACGGTCGAGACAAACTTTTATAATGCTTTGGCAGCATTGAATCCTGGTTTTTTGCTTGACTTATCTTGTTAATTTGATATTATAAGGTTGGGGAGTAAGGAGCGGGAAATTTAAGCAAAAAACCAAGTCCTCAAATGCTTGGTTTTTTGTTACCCTATCGTCCATGTGGACAAAAAGGCTTGACTGCTAAAATTAGAAATGATATAATGGTAGTAGAAATTGAAATAGAATCATAGTCAGACAATATCCGTAGAACTTTTGGCGGACAACTTATTTGTCAAAATCATTTAGCCTTTCCTGACTGTGAGCTAAATGATGCCAAAAGTTTTGTGGATATTTTTTATTGATTAATTTAATTATTACATTCTATAGAGTCATTCAAGTGTAGGATTGGCTTTACTACAATGACTAGCTCAAATGTGGAATTAACGACCCACCTCTATAGAATATAGTAATTAAAAA